TACAGAAGAGTTACGTGGCTATCGTGTAGAACCTATAAGATTTATTGTTTGTGATAGCACTAATTATTATGCTCCTCTTGTTTATACGTTGAGTGATAAGGATTTAGAGAATGCGTATAATGGATTTACCTACAAAAATAAGAACTATGTAGGTGTAGCTGAGTTGATTGAAGATTTGAAATGGGCATTGGAGAACAATGTGTGGAATGTTTCAAGAAAAAATAGTTTGTCGAACGGGTTAGTAAATATTATGTAAATGGAGTTTAAAAAAACAATAACAACCGCTTTTATAGTTCCTACATTAGGAATTCCTAAAGAACAATTAAACATTAATGATTTTATTAATGGGTATTCTAAAGATGCAGGTAGAGAGGTACAATATGAAAATTGTATATATGTATTATTTCGCCCATCTAATGTAGATAGATTTAGATTGTTCTTAGAAAAAGAATATGAAAGGGTAAAAGTGGTGGATGATTATGACTACGAAGGAGGATATGTTATAGTGGTTTATGAGCTTGATAAGAAATACAGCAAGGACTTTAGTCTTGTTAGACAAGGCAAGTATTCTAAAACTTCTAAACAATTTCAAGAGCAATTCTCAAAGATGGTTAAAATAAATACAGGTGGTAACAATTTTAGAGAAGATGTAAGTTTGCAATATCGTGTATTTACTAAATCAAAAGATCTTGTTGAATATTGGGAAAACAGACTTGATATAAAGATTGATGAAGACCAAGAACTTTGGAACGGATTTCATGAAGAAATGGAAACATTATACATTGATAAAATAAGAGAAAATGATAAACAATCAATTGGTGAAAGAGCTAATAGCTAAATATGGAGAAGCTACCATCACTGTTTATTGCAAAATAGAAGCAGATAAGAACAGATTGGCCAGCAAGGATTTTAAAACATCAAATCCTAATGATCCTAATGAGTATGAATATGAAGCTCAATGGTGGGAAAATAAGTATAAAGAGTTAACAATCAATCAATTATAATTATGAATTTAAATGAAATGCTGGATGAACATCCAAAGAGTGCTGCATTATTAAGAGAATGGTTTACTAATAGACTAATAGAGTCTATAGAAGACATGGAAGAGTTTCAACAAGAAACTGCTGAACTTATGAAACAGCATCTCGTTAGTAATGAAGCTGTTAGTAACATAATTCAAGATAATGTACGTTCTTTGTTTGACTTCTTTGATGAACAAGAAACATACATCACTATAACTAGGAACTATTTAGCTAGTGCTTTTGAATGGGATATTCAAAGTGTAAGAGAACCTGATTTACAATCATCACCATTTGTTAAGTTTTCTTCTAGAAAGGAAGCAGAAATGAGTGCTGTTTATGATGCATTTAAAACTTTGGAGGCTACATTATGAGAGATGAGATAGTTGAAAAGGTGGTGGATAAAATGTATGAAAGAAGTCAATATGGAATAACCCATTATGGCACTACATTAGAAAAGAATAATACAGACAATTTCTTCAATCATGCTTTGGAAGAAGCTATGGATTTGAGCCTATATTTAATGAAAATAATGGATGTGGTTAAAACCACTCCTAATGACCAAGAATTAGGTGCAAAAATAAGACAAATGGTTATGTAGAATCTTTGTAAATCTTTGGAGAATAGAGGGGTGTTATGTATATTTGCACCCCTCTATTTTTAAACAAATTAAAACAACAAAATTATGGATGTAGGATTGGAGACATTGAGTTCTCTTACGGTTTTTAGTAAATACGCTAAGTATGTCCCTGAGTTACAAAGAAGAGAAACTTGGGAAGAGATTGTAAACAGGTATGGAAAAATGATGATTAACAAATATCCCAAGCTAAAAGGACAGATTGAAACAAGCTTAGGATATATTTTAGAGAAAAAGGTGTTGCCCTCTATGAGAGCATTACAATTTGCTGGACCAGCTGCAGAGGTGAACAATAGTAGGATTTATAACTGCTGTTTTCTACCAATTGACAGCTTACACAGTTTTAGTGAAACCATGTTCTTATTATTAGGTGGTACAGGTGTTGGGTATTCTGTACAAAAGCACCACGTTGAGCAACTTCCTGTTATTAAACGACAAGAAACTTACAAACAACGCACCTATTTGATTGAAGACTCTATTATGGGATGGGCTGATGCTGTAAAGGTGTTAATGAAGTTTTATTTTGAGGGTGGGTATAAGCCTAAATTTGACTTTAGAGCTATTCGCCATAAAGGAGCAAGACTTGTAACAGCAGGTGGTAAAGCACCTGGTCCTGAACCACTTAAGATATGTTTAACACATATTGATGCTATTATGGAGCGTAAAGAAGATGGTAGTAAACTATCTCCTTTAGAATGTCATGATGTGCTTTGTCATATTGCTAATAGTGTTCTGGCTGGTGGTATTAGAAGGTCAGCTATGATAAGCTTGTTTAGTCATGATGATGAGGAAATGATTACGTGTAAATATGGTAATTGGTGGGAATTGAATGAACAGCGTGGTAGATCTAATAATTCAGCAGTTTTAGAAAGAGGTGCTGTATCAAAATTAGAATTTGATGCTTTATGGAAGAGAATTGAGCTCTCTGGAAGTGGAGAACCTGGAGTGTATTGGACTAACAATTTAGATTGGGGCACCAATCCATGTTGTGAAATAGGACTTAGACCCTATCAGTTTTGTAATCTCTAAACTTTATGGAGATTTAAAACTCTGAGAATTGCTGGAAACTCTGACCACATAATGGTGAAGACAATCAGCAGCCGAGCCTAGAAATAGGAAGGTTCAACGACTAGTCGAAAGACGTACACTCAAGTGAGTGGAAGCACAGAGCCCCTGAAAAGGGTGATGATATAGTCTGAACAATATAGAAATATATTGATGAAAATTTGGAAATCTCGAATAAGTTTTGTAACTTTGTAAAAATACAAAATTATGAGAATAAATCGAGAAGGTTATAAAATATCTGAGACAGAACGAGAATGTACTAATTGTGGTACAATGTTCTTAAAAACCTCAAAAACAGTAACTCTTTGTAATAAGTGTAATTCAGAACGAGTAAAGTGTACAGATCCTGAATCAAAAATGTTACAACGAGCAAAAGGTCGAGCTAAACTAAAAGGTTTAGAATTTGATTTAACTGTAAAAGATATTATTATACCAAAATATTGCCCAATTCTAGGTTTAGAATTGATTTGCAAAACAGGAGTTTCAGGAGGACAAAATAATTCTCCAGCATTAGATAGAATAGATTCAAAAGGGGGCTATACTAAAACTAATGTAAGAGTTATTAGTCACTTAGCAAACATGATGAAAAGTTGTGCTAGTAATTCTGAAATGATAAAATTTGCAGATTGGGTTAATAAAAATATTCCAAAGGATTCTGATTAAGAAGTAACGCACTTAATTGAACATATGGTGAGGTGAATGTAAGCAATGTAACTAGTCAGGAAGACTTGAACAATCGTGTTTCTGTTGCTGCATTCTTTGGAACATTGCAAGCTGGATTTACAGATTTTCATTATCTGCGTCCTATTTGGCAGAAAACTACACAAAAAGATGCTCTCTTAGGAATAGGAATGACAGGTATTGCTAGTGGGGAGGTGTTGAAATACAACCTTCAAGCAGCTGCAAATGTTGCTAAACTAACCAATTCATTAGTTAGTGAGATGACAGGTATTAATGAAGCAGCTCGTATTACATGTATTAAGCCTAGTGGTACAACATCTTTGGTGTTAGGTACAGCTAGTGGTATACATGCTTGGCATGCTCCTTTCTATCTACGTACAATGCGCTTTGGAAAGAATGAAGACATTGCTAGCTATCTAATGGTTAATCATCCAGAACTAGTTGAAGATGACCAACTTAGACCAAAGGACACAATATGTGTACGCATTCCTGTTAAAGCTCCTGAAGGTTCTATATATAGAACAGAGACAGCTATTGACACCCTTGAGCGTGTTAAGAAGTTTTCTCAAGAATGGATTAAAGAAGGACATCTTAATGGAGACAATACACATAATGTAAGTGCTACAATTTCTATTGATAAGGATAGAAAATATGATGCTTTATTTGGTGTAATTGATGAATGGGAAGTTGTAGGAGAATGGATGTGGGAGAATCGTGAGCATTACAACGGTTTGTCAGTGCTACCCTATTTTGGAGGAAATTACGTACAAGCACCTTTTGAGGACATTACAGAAGAAGAATACAATAAAAGAATAGCTACATTACATTCTGTTGATTTAACTCAAGTGAGAGAAATGGAAGATGTTGTTGATTTTGGCCAAGTGGCAGCTTGTGCAGGTGGTGCATGTGAAATTAGTTAAAGCTATGCATGACAATCTTGTACAAAACATAATCAACTCAGTTTACATTAGTATTAAAAATAATAGATGAGAGATTTGTTTTAGTCTGTGTTAATAATAAAGCCCCTAATGTTTCTACATATAAGGGGCTTTTTTTTGTTTTTATATAGACTATTTCGTATCTTTATCACCCTAAAAAAATAAATTATGGCAAAATCAAAAGAAGCTCCAGAGAGCAAAGGTAAATTTCAAGATGCTTTAGACAAGCTTAACAAGACGTATGGTGTAGGAACAGTTCTTACATTAGACAGCAAAACCACTGGTAACTATGACATATATAGTTCAGGAAGTGTAGGTTTTGATTACATCACACTTGGTGTAGGAGGATTTGTAAAGGGAAAGCTTTATGAACTTATGGGATGGGAAGGTACAGGTAAGAGTACAATATGTGGACATTTAGTTGCTGAGTGTCAGAAGAAGGGAGGTGTAGCATTATATATAGATGGAGAGCATGCATTAGACAAGACATATTTCCAGGCTTTAGGTGTAGACACTAATAAAATGCTTGTTGCTCAACCAAGTTGTGGAGAAGAAGGATTTAATGTTGCTATGGAGATGATTAACTCAGGAGGAATTGACCTTGTTATTATAGATTCAGATTCATCATTGATTCCTAAGAGACAGCTAGATGGTGATGTAGGTGATAGCACTATTGGTTATAAAGCTAGACTTAATAGTAATGCCTATCCAAAGCTTAAGACAGCTCTTTCTGATAACAATGTTTGTGTTGTTGTTATTAGTCAATATCGTGAGAAGATAGGTGTTATGTTTGGTAACCCAACGACAACACAAGGAGGACATGCTTTAAAATTTTATTCAGACATTCGCATAGAAGTGAGTAAATTATTAGCTAAAGAGGGAGATGTAACTTATGGTAATCTTACAAAGGTGAAAGCCACCAAGAATAAAATAAGTCCTCCATATAGACAATCTAGTTTTGAAATCATCTATGGACAGGGAATTGATAAGGTGGGAGAGATTTTAGAGCTTATTAACACGTATGAGGTGGGTAGGAAGTATGGTAAGACAATGACATTTGAAGATGTTAAATATGACCTAGAAGAGTTTAAGAGTATGCTTATGGACAACCAAGAGTTTTACGACAGCATTAAACAAACCATCCTTAATAAAATATGGAAAACTGTTGACACTCAACCAGTTGAGAATGAACAAGTGTAAAACATGTGGCGGAAATTGTGACAAAGAATATTGTTTTGGGTGCAAACCAAGAAAGCCATTAGCTCAGAGAAAAATGTTGGTTAATACCTACAAAAAGGGGAATGATGTGGAAAATAAACAACAAATGCATGAATTTTTCCAATTATTATGGAAAAAATTCCCTCATTATTCTATGATTAGTGGAAAATATTTAGGAAATGAACCTTTAACAATATTCTTTCATCACATTTTACCAAAAGAAAAATATCCACAAGCTTGTTTAGATGAAGAAAACATCATAATTTTGACTCTTGAAGAACATGAACAAGTGGAAATGGACATGTATAGATTTGAAGAAGTGAACAACAAACGTAATTATTTAAAAACCAAATACAATTTATGAATCAGTTTTTTTACACAAGGGTGGAAGGAGAAAAGACCTTTAATGACAGTTTTAATGTTAATTTAGTTATTCGTTCTGTAGAGAATGAAGATGGAACAGTGTTAGTGTTGCTTAATGATTTACATGAGCGCTCTCGTGAAGTTCCTGATATTAATGTTAAAACAAACAAGGTGGTGGGAATGAAACGCCAAAGAGATGTATTTCAGAGTGAAATTACACTAAGTAAAGAAGATGGAATTAGATTTAAAACTTTAAACGAAAAAGAATGGAATTTAAGAAACTAAGAGGCAATCGTGTATATTTAGAATTGCCCAAGAAAGAAGAAAGTAAGTTAGTTGTTGATGAAAACACTAAAGAAGCATTACAAAAGGAGATGTTAAAGAAGATGTCTAAGCTGAATGTGTATGCTGTAGGTGACCTTGTCACTGATATTATCCCTGGAGATGATGTGTTAGTTGACCCAAGTGCTCTCAGTAAAAGTCTTATTATTCCTCTGTCTGATGAAAAAGATGTATTATTAGTGTCACCTTTTGATATTATACACGTATGGTAGAAAATCTTCCATTTATTAGTGCGAAGTGCATAACTTATGGAAGGGTGGAAATGTTGGAGGAAAGCTTACATAGCTTCCTCCAGCAAGACTATCCTGCTGATAAGTGTGAGCTTGTAATCGTTAATGATTATCATCTGCAGAAGCTTAAGTTTGATCACCCACAGGTGAGAATATACAATCTTGATGAAACATTCTCCACTATAGGAGATAAAGAAAACTATGCTACAGAGCTCTGTAAAGGAGACATCATATGTCAATGGGATGATGATGATGTAGCTACTCCTTGGCATTTGAAGAATGTAGCCAAATATTTCACTGATGATGTGAATATTATGCATTGGAACCCAGGTGTGTTCTATAATGGTGATGGTATTACAGACATCAGATGGATAGGTAATTCTGGTATTGTTTTTCGTAAATCAGCCTGGAAAGCTATTGGAGGACATCCTATTGAGAATGCTGGATATGACATGACATTTATAGAGCGTTTACATGCTCATGGAGGAAGACTATTTGCTGAACCTCCTAAAGAAGAAGCAAGTTGGTTCTATATGTGGGGTGGAAGAGGCTATCATATGTCTGGACAAGGACATGACAAAGAAGGCAGTCCAAATGTTATACAGAGGCATAGTATGCATATAGAGAACATGAGAATGCAAGGCAAGATTCCCACAGGAGAAATAGAACTAAAGCCTTATTGGAAACAAGATTATCAACAAATATTAAAAGACTATGTTAGTAGACTTCATAATCCCAACATATAACAGACCTGAGCTGTTAAAATGCATGCTACATTCCTTAGTTGCTCAAATAGAGCCTGATTGGGGAGCACATGTTGTTATAGACAACCCTGATGATGTAGAGAACGTTAAGCTTGTAGAAAGCTTTAATGACAAACGCATTAGATGGTCAAAGATGGACAAGCGTTATAATGACTGGGGACATACACCAAGAGAATATGGTAAACAGCAAAGTGAGGCTGATTACATTATTATGACAGGAGATGACAACTATTACACTCCTAATTTTACAAAAGAACTTGATTCTAGAGCAATTGATAATCCTGGTATGATATATTGGGACATGGTGCATTCTCACTATCATTATGCGTATTTTAAATGTTTTCCTGGTGGAGGACAAATAGACATGGGAGCATTTGCTACACGTAGAGACCTTGCCCAACAAATTCCATTAGGAACAGAATATGCAGCTGATGGATGGTTTGTTGAGCATTTTAAACAAAAATTTCCATACGAAAACATTGCAAGAATAGACAAAGTGTTATTCGTTCATAACTAATTTATATGATAGTACAAACCATTCATGAAATCCTCAATCCATTTGATGTTGAGGTGAAAGAGCTAGGCTATGGTGTAGCTCTTTTTTTAATTGCTGGAAGTATACATAGTAATCCCCAGTTTATTATTAGATTTTATAAAACAGGAATTCTTCGTACAGTGGACCAAAACGATATTATAGTTTATGGTAATCCAACAGCAGGAGAATCTTTAATACCAAAACAATGATATTAACAGAAATTGCCAATAAGAATGGCACAGATAAAGGAACAGAGCATTATGAAGCTCATGGGTATACAGATCATTATGAGAAATATATTCCTTCTACAGGAAACTACACTCTCTTAGAGATAGGTGTGTGGCATGGGGATAGCCTAAGGATGTGGAAGGAATACAATCCTGAAATGAATTTACATGGTGTGGACATTGATCCAAGAACGACAAATTATGTTTCTCCAGATGAATTTAATATACATATAGGAGACCAAACAGATGAGAAATTCTTAGAAGATGTTGTTAAGCTTACAGGTCCCCTTGATTTTGTTATAGATGATGGAAGCCATGTAGGAGAACATATTGTAAAAAGCTTTGAAATCCTATGGAAACATGTAAAGCCTGGAGGTTATTATTTCATTGAAGATTTGCATGCAGGACAAGCTGATGCAATGAATACAAGTATAAAAATACTTGATATTATAGATGCTATGAAACCCCATCATGATCATGACTTAGTGTGGATAACTCCAAATATTATTTATACACGCTTTGCTGTAAACAATAAACTACTAATTTTAGAAAAACCATGACCCCAATTCCTGTAATAATAAACAATAGAAACCTTCTAACATGGCCCAAAGCTATGGTAGAGAGAATAAAACAATTTAAGGGTGTGGGAGAGATTATTATTGTAGACAATGATTCATCCTACCCACCATTATTAGAATGGTATGCTACTAATCCTTGTAGAATAGAGAAGCTTGATAGGAATGTAGGAATGGCTGCTCCTTGGTTAGCAGGTGTAGTGGCTAGGCTTGGTGTAGCACATTATGTTGTAACAGACCCAGATATGGGGCTAGCAGAAACTCCATACGATGTTCTTCTTCATCTAAAGGAGAAAATGCAAGAGCTTAATCTAACAAAGATAGGACTAGGACTAGACTGGCAGAGAGTGGAGAGCAAATCTCCTTATTATCAAAGACTCCATGTATACGAGAAAGATAGATGGGAGAAATCACGCATGGTGGATGGTGTGGCACTAGATGTACAAATAGACACTACATTTGCTTTATACGCTATAGGAAACTATTTTATAGGAGGTGCGTCTACAACATTTCCATATGTAGCAAGACATCTTCCTTGGGAATTCTCTATAGAAGAAGCAAGAAACAATGAGGAATTTCTGTATTATATACAGAATGCCACATCAGCCTCTTCCTACAAAACAATTGTAACGCTGTAAATAAAAAAGCCCTCGTAATTGAGGGCTTTTTCTTTATCGAAAGCTTCTTTAAGGGACCTACTCTAGAATAGGTGTTCACAACCTGAGTGTGCAGTTCTTATGAGATGCAGGAGAAGCGATTATTTTGACAATCTCTTTGATTTGAGAGGCCACATTTTACTTTTCAGTCTGCTTTTTGTATCACCTTCTTTCATGTAATTATCCTTAGGCTTAGGATTAATCACTTTAGGTGCTTTCTTTGGCTTTCCTGATTTCATTTAACAACCCTTTTTCATCATTCCACCCTTTTTCATCATAGATGCACCGTAATTAGCTTTCTTTGTACCTTTAGGTACCATAGAAGCAGCTTTACCACCCATTTTCATTTTTGTACCAGATTTAGCAATAACACCACGACCTTTTAATATATCAGCCTTAGTTACTTTACCATCCTTGTTTAAGTCAGGAAAACTTTTTTTCATTTTTGCCATGATTATTTAGATTTAGATTTTAATATGTTTCCAAGTTTTACCTCTATGAATATCTTTTATAGAGTAATAACTCAGTTCAAGTTTATCTGCTACTTGTTTAGGAAGACAACCACTTGCCAATTGTTTTTTAATTTCAACTACTTGTTCATCTGTAAGCTTAGCCATTTTATGACTAGAACCAGCTTTCCAATTTTTTGATAAGTTCTCTAGATGTTTGTTCCTATAAGTTTCATCTTTCCAGTTTTCTTTTTGAGAAACTGACTTTTTGAGTTTAACTTCTTCAGTTCTCTTTATTCCAAGGTTACTACCAGCAATCTTGGCTACATTATAATGTGGCTTTAGATTGTCAATATACTCTTGTTCTGTTTTAAGAATCTCCTCAGTAGGACACTCACAAATAATCTCAAACCTAAAGTTATCCTCTCCATGCTTATTCACTGCTCTGATTAACTTTACACATGTATTTTTACCAGAACGTATGTCGTGGATGTGAGTGTAATACCTTTTTATCAGATTATTTGTACTTCCTATGTAGAACTTATCATCAACATCATTAGTAATTTTGTAAATAACTCCTCCTTTTTGCTTCTCGGAGAAGTATTTCTGTTTACTTTCATTACTAATGGCTAATATCATTTTTCTTTAGCTTTAATCTTTCTCTCCTGAGTTAACATAGCTTTTGTAGGGGCTTTAGATTTAGCACCAGTTTTTTTATTCTGGGCTGCTTTGCTCCTCAAATTATCCCACAATCCACGTTGTGATGTAGAACCATCTTTACGTTTTAACATTTGTTTTGCCATAATATTAAGTTTTTAACACTTCCACTTTCTCAAACTCTTATTAATTCTGCTGTTAGGGTCATTAGCAGTTTTTGCACTTGTAAGCTTTTTCTTCATACCTGACATCCTAGCACAAAATGATTTCTTTCTAGGACCACCCTCAGGTTGAGGAGCTTTAAGACCAGGCTTTCCTGGATTGGCTTTGTTATAAGAAGCTCTACCCTTAGCATTAAGTCCTCCAGAAGGATTCTTTCCTTCCTTTCTTTGCCATGCAGGTGTAGTGCCACCATTCTTTAATGATGTACCATCTTTTTTAATAAGAGGACCATTAGGAACACGTGTAGGTTTCTTAATAGTAGCCATTGTTATTTCTTTTTAGCAGCTATTTTCTTAAAAGTTTTTGCTAACGCTTTAGCTTTACCAGTGCATCCAGGCTTTGTGATAGGCGTACATTTACCTTCTGTTCCTCTTTTCTTAATAGAGGCTGTAGCTTTTTGTATCCATTTCTCTGCCATGATGTTATTTCTTTTTAGAGCCAGTCTTCTTACCAGCTATTGTACGTTGTTGCACCTTTGTAAATGCACCTTTAGGATCTACCATAGGAGCTTTTGTTTTCTTAGTGAGAACACCTCCTGCTTGAGCTTTTTTCATGTTTAATGTTTTATTTAACCACTGATAAATTATTGAATGGTTCTGCTTCTTTAACAACATCAGCTTCAACAGCTTTAGCCATAACATTTTCAATTGCATC